ATGACCGATGCATTCTGCATAAAGAGCGTGTACGTTGCCGCAACACTAAACACGTAGACAAGCGTCGAAAAGATCAGACTTCCGAGAAGCTTGAACTGATTCTGGAAATACTGCGAGGACGGCATCTGAAGGGGGCCCTTCTTGGGGTCGTTGACCGTGATATTGTCCAGCTTGAACTTCTGGCCATCCGGGATGATCACCCGTCGCCTCTTTCCGTCTTCGTCAATGATGTTCACAGTCAGCCGTCGACCTTTGATGGCGGTTGCAGCCGAGTTCGATTGTTTTTGCTTTTCCGCAAGGGCCTGTTGCCGAAGAGTGGCTTCCGTCTTCCGAATGCAGTCCTGGTCGACACCTCCACATGCCTGAGCGGCCTGTTCACGAATCTTCTTCTCCTCAAGACTCGTAATTTCCACCTTGTCTGCCACCTCGAACGGAGGAATGAGCTTCTCGTTCACATCGACGTCAATGGTTGTGCCCAGGACCTTATCTCCTAAGACCTTGGTCGCATTGCGTTGCGACTTCTCGTCGCCGTAAAAGGCAGACTCGATATATGCCATTGTTATGATGCGAAGACGAGATTGCCGAGGCCGCTCACGATGCGCAGGAAGTTGATCGCCTCCACGTAGACGCCGACGTTGTAGGTGAAGGTGAAGATGACGTTGTCATTCGTCTGGACGACCGACACGATCTCCGACGGGTCGTAGAGACCGACTTGCCCGGCCGGGATGACGGTTGGGTTCGGGCTGAAGACGGTCGACCGGAGGACGCAGACGATCGTTGACGTCGCGGCTCCCTCCGCCGTGACCGACAGGGGCAGAGGGGTCTGGAGTGTCAGTCGCAGGATCGTGCGGTTGAACATGCTGCCGTTGAGGGCGCCGCTCGGCTGATACTGGTCATTGTCCAGGGCAAACGAGTACTGGTAGATGCCCGGAAGAGACACGGGAGGCTGTCCCGTGACGTGGCGATACATCTGCTGGAGGTTGAAGAAGGGAAACGGCTTGGTTGCGAGACGCTCCTTGCCATCCAGGAGGAGCACACCGTTGATGATACTGCTGCGAGGGGCAACGGACGTGACCTGCTGCTGCCCGGTCGACAAGATGGAGGTCTGTGCGTCGGTATTGATCGGCGTCCACGGAGCGCGGTTCGGGTTGGCCCAGTTCGTGTAATTGTCCCAGTCATTCACCAGCATCCGATCCGACCGCTGGGTCGCAAACACGAGCCGTGTCACCAGATTGAACATGGGGATCTCGAGGTCCGTGTTGCCTCCAAACTGCCCCTCCTTGTTCACGTACTTGACGGTCTTGACCAGGTAGGTCTGGTCCGCCCGAGCCAACTGGTTCATTTCCACCTCGGTGAGGTAGATGAACGTGCCCTCGACATAAAAGTCGGGAATGAACGTGGTCAGCCCCGGGTTGCTGGGAAGCCCAGTCGAGAGAGGGGGAGACAGGAAGAGGGACATGGGGTAGTTGGTGCTCTCCGTGATGGGTGCCACGCGCTGACCAAATGTGGGAGAGCCTGGAGTTACATCGACGACGGTGTAGAGGTCATTCAGTGCCCGGAGTGTCACGTTGATGTAGACCTCCGAGTTCTGGAGCGAGACCAGAGGGAGAGCAAGACCCGGGTTCTCGCAGAACCAAAAGTGGAGAGGCACCATCAGCTGACGCGAACGAATCGACGGTTCCGGAGTGGTGGTCTGCGGGAGAGCCGTGGGAGCTGTGACTGGCGTGATCGCATTGGGATACTGGTTCTGCCGGTCGTAGGCATTGGCCGGATCATAGAGCTCGGGAACATTGCCCGTCATCTGATCGACGATGGCCCGTTTGTCGGCATTGTGCGTCGTGTACGAGTACATCTTCAGCCACTCGCCACGCAGCCGCTGGATGACCTGGCCGTTCATGACAATGTCCACGTGGTCGATGAGGTTATAGCCGATGTTCTTGATCCACTGGAACTCGTAGCCGATGGAGTTCGAGCGAGGATCGTATCCCGTGGGCGGAGTGCTCGACCCAATGTACTTGAGCGGTGACCAAATGTCGGGGAGAGTCAGCACCAGGTAGCAGTCGTGGAGCAGCTGCGCGTAGCGATCCACGCGACAGGAGATGGTCCGAGTCGTTGTTGTCGCAAATTCGAGGTTGGACGTTGTGAACGGCATACGAATCTGCTCGAGAGCAAAGTTCGTATGGCGTCGATAGACGGAGCGGAAATGGGTCATCGACGGGGTCCCATTGACGAGCTCATTTTGAGCCCCCGTTGCAACCAGCTGAATGAGACCGCCAGGCATTTGTTGTTATACTCGACGGATTGTTTAACTTACCACAGGACGAGTCGCAGTCACGCTGATGGGCGGGATCACGTTGAACCGGACGATGCCGGTGTCATTGGTGGGAGTCAGAGTGCCAGGAGCGGCAGAGTTTCCGTTGGAGATGCAGCACCAGTTGGAGGTTGTCTCACCTCCACGAACCGACCCCCAACCGCTGACCTGCGGAACGACAAGCAGCTGGACCTGGGTCGCCTGATTCGCCATCGCGCTCACGAACGCAGCATTGGTCCGGCGAGACTGAGGGGCCGGAATCGAGTGAAATGTGGACGCGATGACCTGACGCTTCTTTGCCGTCAGCCAATCCTGAGCCGAGTTGACCTGCATTTGTCATTTACGGAAGAGAATCCTAGGAGTCGTAATGCGTTTCGTTCTCGTCAGCACTCACGTCGACCAGACGACAGGATATTCCAAGGTCTCCCATGCACTTCTCAAGCAACTCGCGACACTGTCTCCCAAGGTGAAGACGTTTCACTACGGGTTTCAGCGGCATCCCGCTCGGGCCGGGATGCGCAAGGTCCCGGACGGTGTCACCTCCTACGATGCCGCGGCCAACGAGGACCCCAAGGAGGAGGGCTTCGGCTTCAACAAGATCCATGAGTACCTCGAGATGGTCTCGCCCGACGTCGTCATGATCTACAATGACCCACTGACCGTCTGCCGCTTCATTGAGGCGATGAAGTATGATCCCGCCAAGAGCCCCTATCGTCTCTGGGTCTATCTGGACCAGGTCTACGAGGGCGCGGCACCCCAGATGCTCGATGTCATCCGCAAGTATGCGGAGCGCATTTATTGCTTCAGCGACTCGTGGAAGCGCGTCTTCCTCGGATACGGCCCGGCCCCCGATGTGCGGATCCTCGAACACGCCGTGGACACCGGGATGTTTTCCTCCCTCCCTGCGGATGCGCGTCACGCGATTCGCAAGTCGGTGAACCTCCCCGCCGATGCAGTCGTGATCCTGAATGCGAACCGGAACAGTCAGCGCAAACGCCTGGATCTTACCGTCCAGGGCTTTGTCCGCGCCCTTGCCCGGAATCCCAAGCTCCATCTCATGATCGCGTCCAATCTCAACCCTCAGACGGGCGCCTATTACGATGTTCAGCGCATCTACATGGAGGAGCTCAAACTGAATGGACTCGACGCCTTCACGTATATCCGCAATCTCATCCTCGTCGATACGTCGGCTCCGAACGTGATCGATGATGATGGAGTGAACCAGATGTACAACCTGGCAGACATTGGTATCAATACGTCAGACGGCGAAGGGTTTGGGCTGTGTCAGCTGGAGCACCTCTATACGGGGGCTCCTCAGGTTGTCACGGGGCTTGATGCCTATCGTGCGTTCCTCAACGAAGAGGTCGCGGCCTTTGTTCCCGCTGTCGGACGAGGATACTTTGCGGGAGGGATGCCCCACGGGCTCTGGTATCCCACCTTTGACCCCGAAGAGGTTGCCAATCAGATCGATCATGTCGTGTCCAATCTGACTGAGATGAAACACGCCGCATCCACTCACGCATTCAAGTCGTGGAGCACCGTCTGCGACGAGTTTCTCGAGGATCTTCTCACGCTAAGTGGAGGTCGGGAATCCATCGTATCTGTCCCGGTGACGTCAATTGTCCCATCCTCATAAGGCGCTGATTGTCCTCAAACGCCGGGCCATCAAAGACCTCCTTGGTGTCCGGATCGATGAGGAACACCATCCCCTTGATGGAGACCTTCTGGAGCCGCCGCTTCCGACGCTGGAGGTTGCGGAGGTAGGTGGAGTCTAGGAGCTCCTGCTTAATGTTCGGCTTGAAGGCAAGATCCTCTCCCGTCACCGTGCTATCAAACCGCATACACGTAATCACAGGCTTTTCGCGACTATGCAATTTGCGATGAATTTCGCAGTCGACGGCCGCCTGTTTGAGCAGCAACCCAATCTTCTGGTTGATCTTCTCCTTCTCATACGCCTTCTCGTAGAGATACTCGTCCGTGCTCATGAACACCTCCGTGGGATCGCCCTCGTAACGCTTGGTTGCCATGTCTGTCCTCCGGACCAGCACCACGTTGACGCCCTCTGTGGACTTGGTCTGCGCCTCGCTAAAGACGGAGAGGTAGAAGGAGACGCGCACGGTGCGCTCCTCCACCGGCAGC